AGAATAACTAAAAAGTTGGAAGTTGTCCGTCTGACCACGTTCACCTTGATCGGGACTAACTCCAGCTTTGATAACATTCGTAGGAGAGAAGACAGATTCCCATTCATCGCTATCCGGCTTCTTTCGCCCGTAACGAGCACGCAGTAGTGATGTATACATGAGGTCTTCAATCATCACCCAATTCGTAGGACCACTGAGATCAAGTTCAGTACCTGTAGGATCGACTATCACCTGATCAGGTCTACGCACCTTACACCACGGACCTGATGGTGTGAGCATGTCAATTGTATCTTCCAACGCAAGTAGCTTGCCCTCAGTCTCTTTGATGTCCTTCTGCGACTTAGCCTTCTCAAGCTCAAGAGCGAGCTTCTGTATCTCTTCAAGGGCTGCTTCACTGCTGTTCTGCTTGAGTGTATAACCTACCTCAAACCAACCGACGTTGGTGAGTGTAGTGCTTACTATATTGCGCTTGACCTTACGCTTCAGGTTCAAGCCAGGTGATGTCTTCTTAGCAGCTAATACGTTGACTAGCTTCTCAACTATGCGGGCGCGTGGTTCGTCTTCTTTGTCTTCAACTGTGAACTCCGCGTCTGGGTTCTTCGTGAACAGCATAGGTACAAGCGCACTAACATTGGCGAAGACGATGTTCTCTGTGCTGTTGAACTCGCCTTGCATCGGCGTGCCTGCTGTCGAGTCATTGTCACCGTGTCTGTTGGATGCACCTTGACGAGTGTGATCATGTCTGTAGTAGCGGTATGCTTCATTCCATGCGTCGAGTTGTTTAGACATTGCACTCTTACCCTGATCGTAGCGACTACGCCACAAGGGTCCGCGGTGCTTGCTAACAGGTATCTTGCTCTCACCTAGCATACGGTAGATGGGCATGTCATCTACTGGAGCGCCGTCAGGCTTCATCACTCCTTCATATGAGTTGAACGCTGCACCGTCTGTGTCGGTAGCATCAACTGCACGTGGCGCTGTTAGCGGATCGTTGTAGTCATCAGTCATAGCGATGTGCCTTTGAGTTGTGCTTAGCCTTGTCGTTCTCTTGCCACATCATCCAACTAGGCACACGTTGTTCAGCAGCAATCTGATACCTGCCTATATCAGGCATATCACCGAGTAGATACTTAGTTGTATCCATCGCATGGTCATTGCGATCTATCGGCTTGTCAATGCGTTCACCAGAAGTAGATTGCTGCCAGAAGTAACCAGCAACTTCATCTGTCCACCAGTCCAGCTTGGCGTTGATAAATAAGCGAGGTGATCCTGCAACACGCTTGATGGGATGAAGCAGTGTGTGATTGATGTTGAGATAGCTGCCAACCTTAACAATGCCATTGTTGACATCATTGTTACCACGCTTCATCAGGATGTTGTCTTCCTTGAACATGTCAGCAACTGTTCTACCTACAGTGCGCTTGCTGATTGTCTTACGACCGAAGATGCTAGGGTCAGCTTGTATCTTGTGCATCTCATCAGCTTCAAACATCCACTCCTTACGTATACGCCGTATACCTGCTATCTGCTCATCAAGCGGCATCTCTTTCTTGTAGAAGCCATCGCATATGATGACATGCGACTCTGGTGTTACGAATGCTAAGATGTAGCAGGAGGCTTGTGCTTGTCCATAGTCATACGCCTCGATCCAATTTGGTTGATAATGTGTCTCAACGTAGCCATCAAACAGAGAATGTATGTTCCCTTCTTGCAGTAGATGCACCGATGCGTCGTATTGCGGATATACGAGTCCTTCATAAGCCACCCACTTGCCAAGGAGGAAACGGTCCCGTTGTTGACCCTGATACATCGTCTCCAGTGTCTGGATGAAATCGCCTCCTTCAGCTTCGTGGACGTGTCGGAGTTCATATGTGCTACCCTCTATCACTTCAATCAACAACTGCGGCTTATCATCATACAACACAGGCTTGCGATCTACATCACGCATACAGATCAAGTCATCAGTGATCATGCCTGTAGTCTTATACTGCGCGAGCGGTCTGACTAACTTAGTATACACCCAGTTACCAGTTGGGTTGCATGTCAACATCATCCAGCGTGGACCTGTCACTGGCATTGTAGCATCATCACCTACATACCTAGCGCGACCACGTAGACGACCGAACAAGTCGAGGAAGTCCTTGTGTGTGATCTCAGGATCTTCAACTTGATCCACTATCACCCAGTCGAAGGTCGCGCTTAATAAGTTTGAGGAGCTGCTCTCTGTCTTTGTCCCCTGTTGTGCGATATACCTGAAGTAGATAGTCGTACCGTTCTTCAGGTGACATATATTGTCCCCATTCTGTCCAACTGCGAAAGAAACGATCCACGTCGGCGGACACCATTTCTGAAGCTCCTGGCGTATAGTGTCGTTGAGCTTCGGATAGGTACTACGTGATATGAGGCCGACTGAGCCAGGATACTGATCAGCGAGTTGCAGTGCTTTGATAACAGCAGCAGTAGTCTTACCATTGCCAAACCCTCCACCATACACTTGCACCTTAGCACGTGAGTGTAGGAAGCGATCCTGCAAGCTACCCTCTTTGAGTAGCAACTCAGGTCGTTCAGCTACATCTACTCTGCGTGCACGTGCCATTAGCGTATGTTCGTCTCAGCCCAGTTGGTAGCTGCACCACCGAGGTAGCGGTAGATCGAACCTGTCGCAGTGTCTACACGCATCTCACTGGCGTAGCCTGCAGTGTTAGGTACACCGCTAGCGAACACAGTAGGTGCATCGTAGCTAGGATCAACTACACCATAGAAGCCGTTGGCGATGATACCTTGTCCGTCCTTGTTAGGTACACGTGCCATCACTTGTCTCCTTTGATTGGTGTCACGTCGATTGTAGGCATATGCTTAGGCTGTGCGATCTCACGTATGTGACGAATGACCAGACCACCTTCTAACGAGTGACGATGTTCCATCACCTGCTTAGGACTAAAGCCACCACGATCTAGCATGTTCATTGCTATGCGAGCCTTAGTAGCAGGTCTAGTCTCCTCATCCTCTAACAAGTCCTCAAGCTTATCCAATGCGCCACCACTCATAGCATCAATGCGCTTCTGCACATTGTCACTAGTCAGTGCTGCAAGATTGTCGCGTAGTAGTATGTCAAGCTGACCGAACAACTGTAAGCCCTTGATCATGTCAACTTGACTGATCTTCAGACCTGTAGCTTCAGCTATCTCAGCGTCATTGATACCTAGGTTGTAGTACAACCACACAACGCCAGCGGTAGTCACTGCTTTAGTGTCAGCAGGCAGATCAATAAGACCACGGCGAATAGCACGATTGTTGCGGTCACGACCTCGTACAACAGTAGCCTCGCTCGTCTGCTTCGTCTTTGCTGTCTGCTGTTGTATGACGCTATCGGGCGATGTGTTAGGGAGTATCGCCTGACCTGTCTTAGTATCAATGATAAGTCCATTGGCTAAGGGTAGATCAGTCATCGTGTACGCGGTCCACGCTTGACACCAGTCTGCGACACACCACGCTCCTTCGCAGCGGCGTCTCTGTACATCTGCCTGATCATGTCCTTGTTACCACCGCTAGCCTTGGGTGTAGCTGAAGGTGACGCAGGCCCACGCATGTTAGGACCACCTATGTTAGGTGCACGCATACGCGGACCACCGGGTATGTCACCACCCATTGATGCACTTATAGCTGCATCCATACCACCAGTCGGTACACCAGCAGGCATCCCACCACGCGGCATAGCACCACCTCCACCTTGTCTACCAGCAATGATCTGTTGTGCAGCAGCTAAGTCTTGCGCTGTAGGCATACCACCAGCACCACTACCAGGGCCTGGTGCTTGTGCTTGTGCTACGTCTTCAGGTGATGCAGCAGCCTGCGCTTCCATGCCCTCATACTCGGCATCAGGATCACCAGCTACTTCAGCTTCATCGGGGGCGGAGGGTGCAGAACCCGTGGGCTGTGCAGGTTGATCAGGTCCACCTTCACCCTCCGCAGCAGCATCAGTAGGTCCGCCGTCACCACTGACACCACTAGCTTTGTCTGCTGCACCGTCGATCCATTCAGTAGCAGCACTAGCTAAGTCTTCAGGACTAATCTCTTGACCTGTAAGTTGTGAGATAGCTGCAGCCATTTCATCAGGTGACATCTTAGACAACTGTGCCATGATGCCAGTGATATCACCACCATTCATGCCACCTGTCTGCTGCATCAACTGCTGGATCATCTGCGGATTGATACCAGCAGGCATAGCACCGCTCTGCTCCATCTCATCAGGTGTAGGCATACTATGTATCCCTATTTGTTGATAGTACCAACCATGCTACCACCACCGTTGCCGCTCTTGTCAACAGGATAAACAAGCGGTGCCCACGT